TGTGGAAACACCTAAAAATTTAGAGATTTTTTCAAGTCTGTCGGCAGGGAATATCCCCTTTCTTAACTGACCAATATATCCATTGGAGAAACCAAGTTCTTTTTCTAATTTTGAAATAGGAATTTTTCGTTCCTTACATATTTTTTTTACTCTTTCTACACTATTCAATGGGTACCTCCTAAATTAGAGAAAAACCTAAAAATGGTATTGACAAATTAGAGATTACCCTATATAATGACTTTAGAATTTAGAGAAAAGCCTAAATAAAGAGAATCTCAATATGTTTGTGGTAATTCATATTTTAGATTATTCTCTAATAAAAGTCAATACTTTTCTCTAAATTCAATAAGATTAAGTAGGAGGTGAGAGAGTGGTTTTAGAGAAAATTAGAGGATTGTGCGATAAAAAGAAAATCACGATTTCAGAACTTGAAAGGGAATGTGGGATAGGTAATGCAACTATTTCACGTTGGGACAAATCGTCTCCGAGAATGGATAATTTGATAAAGGTAGCTGATTACTTCGGCGTAAGTATTGAGTATTTCTTGGAATAGGGAGGTAACATGAACGAATTACAGATTTTTAACAATGAAGAGTTCGGTCAAATACGAACAGTAACAATTAATGATGAACCTTGGTTTGTGGGGAAAGATGTGGCAGAAGCATTAGGTTATGAAAGAACGGCTGATGCGATTAGACAGCACGTTGAAGAGGAAGACAAGCTGACTCGGTGTTTTGCCGACTCAGGTCAAAACAGACAAATGTACATCATTAACGAATCAGGCTTATACGCTCTTATCTTCGGTAGCAAATTGGATTCCGCCAAACGTTTCAAACACTGGGTAACCTCAGAAGTGCTTCCATCAATCCGCAGAACAGGTTCTTACGAAATGGAGCAGTATTCCCCGGAAATGAAAGCTATCCTGATGCATGATAAGAAATTAGTAAAGATGGATGAGCGTGTGACTAATTTGGAGAACACCATGACGATTGATTACGGACAACAGCAAGTGCTTGGAGAAACTGTTAATCATGTTGTGATTGATCATCTTGGCGGAAAGAACAGTGAGGCATACAAAGAAATAGGGAAGAAAGTATTTGCAGAGTGCAATCGTGACTTGAAACATTACTTCCATGTAAATGCAAGAAACAACGTACCAAAGAAAAAGTTTGAAGAAGCAGTGGAATATGTGAAAACATGGAATCCTTGCACAAATACATTATTACTCATAAAAGAATGTAATTCGCAAATGAATTTCTTGGAGTAGAAAGTGAGGCAAGGGAGACATGGAAATTTTATTCGGGATATTTCTGTTTTTAACCGTTGTAATGTTAGTTATGTGCATAGGCTTTCTAGCAATAATAATTTACGGAGAAACCAAGGATGATTTAGAAGAAATTTATGGGAAATTGAAAGAAAGAAGAAGAAAAAAGAAATGAGGCCCTTACCTCAAAATCACGCACAAGGTAAAGGCCAAAATCATGTATCAAGAAAAGCTTTTCTTTGAGTTTATTGTAGCAGAAGAAAAGAAGAAGAACAAGGGGTGTAAAATGTAAGGTTTTGGCGAAAAAGGAGGTGTTCCATATGCCAGTAGTATATCTAACCGAAACACAAGCCAGAGAAGCCGGTGTCACACAGGTTTTTAAGACTGCAATTATAAAGCAGAACACAGACCAGAAATCCCTTGCAAAGAAAATCGGCATGAAATATAGCACGCTACACAAGCGTATCCACATGCCAGAGACAGCAACACTGGGAGAATTGTGGAAAATCATGGATGGTTTGGGGATTCCTGAAGAAGAAAGATTAAAGATTGTGAGGTGAGAAAGATGCACAAACAAACAATAAAAGACGCACTATTCTGGACAGTCATATTATTTAATACCGTTCTGGAAGTACCAGATGGCATGTCCATGCCGGCACAGATATTTGGTGCAGGTACAATCTTCTGGTTGGTCTATACGCTGCTAGATAAGTGCAAAGAAGTAACTAAAAAAGTCCGCCAGGCCTAGGAACCAAATGCGGACAAAAACATAAAATACACCTTTATTGTAAGGTGTAGATAGGGAGGATGTCAAGATGATTAATGTAGAAAATGTGAAACTTCCATTTGATGAAGATGGAGAGACAGTGACTATAACGCTTAGTAAGTACAATTATGAAACGTTAGTAAGGAAATCTGCATGGTTAGAGGCCATTAAAAACATGGCATTGCAGCGTGATGTATTGGATGGAGATACCATCCTGGCTATATGCGGAATCGTAAAAGAGGAGGAAAAATAGTATGTACGTCGGAATCTGTAAAGAAATTGGAAAAACAGTTTCGGACGAGGAAGCGTTCGATTATGCATTTGATAGGTGTATGAAAGGAACTGAGAAAGAAAAACAGGAGTTCCGGGAGGTGCTGGATAGCGAAGAACTTATTAAAAAGATAATCGTAGACTGGTATTTTTCCGGGAACTGGGTACATAAGGAGGATGAAGAGTATGAGCGAGCATGATTGGAAAGTACATATTCCAGCGAGACAGAAAAGCATGACGGACAAACAGGAAGTGATTCGTGTATCCCCTGAAGCCTACAATGCTCTGGTAGAAATTTATAATGAATCTACTCTGTCTATTAAGGAATTGGCCAGTATTTTAATTTTAGAAGCATCAAAAAGAGTTGTCTACGATAAGGAGGAAAATTAATGAGTAAAGTAGTTTGTGTTGCCGGAGAATCCGGTTCAGGAAAAACAACCAGCATGAGAAATTTAGACCCGAAAACAACCTTGTATATTGACTGTGATAAAAAGGGCCTTTCTTGGAAAGGATGGAGGTCACAGTATAATTCAGAAAATCAAAATTATATCAAGACAGACTTTGCCCAAGTGGTCCAGCAGACCTTGCAAAAGGTGGATAAAGTTGAGAAATGGAAACATATCAAAGTTGTGGTGATTGATACCATCAATGGTCTCATGGTTTCTGATGAAATGAGAAGAAGTAAAGAAAAAGGTTATGACAAATGGGTGGATTTAGCTGCCTGCGTCTGGGATTTAGTAAATGAAGCATATGAATATCGTGATGATTTAACCATCATATTTACAGCCCACACCCAGACAGACCATGACGAAAACGGTTATATGTTTACCAGAATCAAGACATCCGGAAAAAAACTGGACAAGATTGTCTTGGAAAGTAAATTTACAACGGTCCTTCTCAGTAAATGTGTGGATGGAAAGTATAAATTTGAGACCCAGGCCAACAACAGTACAGCAAAAACTCCTATGGGGGCATTTGAGGAGTTTGAAATTGATAACGATATTGTAACAGTAATCAAAGCATTGGAGGAATTTTAAGTATGAAAAAACCAAATAATTACGAAAACACACAGGCATCAGGAGATTTTACACCGGTAGAGCTGGGAGGGCATTACCTCACAATTAAAGATGTGGCGGAAATGAAATCAAAAAGCGGAAAAGACATGATTAGGGTATCCTTTGATTTTGCAGCAAACGATAAGCAGCCAGGATATTTTATGGAGTCATTCAAAAATGATATCCGTCCAGATAAAAAATGGCCGAATCAGGCAACGCAATATATTTTAACCGAAGACGAAAACGGAAACTGCAGCAAATCCTTTAAAACATTTATTACATGTGTAGAACATTCTAATTCAGGTTTTGTGACTCAGTGGGGAGATAATTTTGGAGCACAGTTTAAAAATAAAGTAGTCGGTGGGGTGTTCGGACCTCAGAAAGACTATTACGAAAACAAAGAAAGAGAAAAAAGAGTTCTCCGCTGGTTTGTATCTGTGGACAAGGTAAAGGATGTTCAGGTTCCAGATATCCAAGAGACTCAGGCATACAAAAACTACAAGAATGGATATCACCCAAGTGCAACATCAGCAGGAGACGGATTCATGAACATCCCGGATGGAATTGATGAAGAGCTGCCATTTAGCTAAGAGGAACATGTTATGTCAAACGTAACTGATATTACAGGACAAACATTTGGTAGGCTTACAGCTTTATATAGGGTAGGTACAAAAATCTACCCTTCTGGAGGAAGATTGTCGATTTGGCATTGTAAATGTATTTGTGGAAATGAAATCGACGTGAATCTATCTGCTTTAAAATCAGGAAACACTAAAAGTTGCGGATGTTTGCATGTGGAACTCACAAAATCTCTTAATTATAAACACGGTGAATCTCATAGTCGTTTAAATGAAGTATGGAAGCAGATGAAAAAGCGTTGTAAAAACCCAAATGCAAAAGAATATAAATTTTATGGGGCAAAAGGTGTAAGTGTCTGCAAGGAATGGGACGAATCTTTTGAGGTGTTTAAAGAATGGATGATGGAAAATGGATACGATGATAGAGCAGAACGTGGGGCTTGTACTATAGACAGAATCAATCCGTTTGGGAATTATGAACCATCAAATTGCAGGATAGTTAGCATGAATATACAGCTCCAGAACACGAGGAGGAATCAGAGTGCAGATAATGATAGATACGAGAGAAAAACAGCATGCAATTAAGCGAATATTGTCGGAATTTGAAAAGCATGGTATTCAAAGTATCTCTTCGAAATTGTATGTGGGTGACTATATGAGCCTGGACAATCCCCGGCTCATCATTGACCGGAAACAGAATCTCCAAGAACTGTGCGGGAATGTCTGCCAGCAGCATGAGCGCTTCAAAAGAGAATTACTAAAGGCCATACAGGCTGGAATCCAGCTTGTAATACTGGTAGAGCATGGGGCTGAGATTAAAAGCCTGGAAGATGTGTATTTCTGGAAGAATCCAAGAAAGCATGAAGTTCGGTGGAGAGTTGTGAATGGAAAAAGAGAAAAATATGTGGTATCCGATAAAGCAGTTGATGGGGAGCAGCTGTACAAATCTCTTTGTACTATCCGGGATAGATACAATGTGAGATTTGAATTTTGTGAGAAAAAAGAGACAGGGGAAAGGATAGTAGAGCTATTGAGTGGCTGCCATGACTAAAGAGGAACTGAAAAATACATATAGCATGAAAGATGTGATAGGAAAATACGGATTATTTCCAAACAGAGCAGGGTTTGTTTCATGCCCTTTCCATTACGGAGATCACACAGCTTCCTTAAAAATCTACAAAGACAGCTTTTATTGTTTTGGATGCGGAGCATCTGGGGATATTTTTGATTTTGTTATGAGAATGGAACGCTGCGATTTCAAGACAGCTTTCGGGATTTTGGGTGGAACTTATCAGAAACCAACGTTCTCATCAAGGCTCGCAATTTACCAGTCTCAAAAAAAAATGCAGATGAGGGAAAAAGAGAAGCAAAGAGAAGAGGATATAAAATCTCTTAATATTGCGAAAATAAACCTTCTGCAAGATTTTCTGAATAAATCAGAGCCTCTAAGCAATGTCTGGTGCGATTGCTACAACCTGTTGCAGAAAGAATTATACAGACATTCGATTTTAAACGGACTGGAAAGTAGGTGGTAATGTGGTTCCGTTAAATCAACTAACTAGAGAAACGATTCTGTCAAAAGAAATTCTGACCGAAGTTTTTGACCAGGAAGACGAGTTGTACAAAGCGGAATTGTTAGCCTCTCTCGGACTTCGTGCGGCAGAACTGAAAGTAAAGACGGAATTTAAGGATTTAGTGGCTGCTTACAAGAGAGTAGAAAGAGATATAAAAAAACAAACCGTAAGCAATGATATCAGCCTTTTGGATAACTGGACGAATTTTTCCGGACCGTATGACAATATGAAGTGCAAAACCTGGATAGCTTCAGATGATGGAATTTATCAATACAACCCAAACCCTATGGCTCCTGATCTGCTTGCCTGTTACCATCCAATTCTTCCGGTTGAAAGATTTAAGAATCTTGAGACCGGAGAAGAACAAATAAAAATAGCGTTCAAGAGGTCTGGCCGCTGGGAAGAGATTATCGTACCAAAAACACTGATTACGTCGGCCAGTAAGATTGTCGCATTATCCTCCAGGGGCGTGGCCGTTACATCTGAAAACGCAAAGTCATTGGTACGATACCTTTCAGACGTAGAAAACTTAAATGACAACGAAATTAAGGTGCAACATTCAACTTCAAAACTAGGATGGGTAAAGGGAGATTTTATTCCCTACGATACAAATATTGTGTTTGATGGAGACGGAAGGTTTCGAGATTTATTTGATTCTGTTCAGGAAAGAGGTTCGG